TGCTCTCGCCCCTTTCCAAGCGTTGCGTAGGCCTCCAGATGAATCTCCTCGGGCTCCTGGCCCTCTATCATCGGCTTCAGCACGGCGAGGATACAGGTGTCGCCTGATACTGGGTCAGGATGAAAGAATTGGGTGTTGGGGATTCGGGTATCACCGTCCATACACTCAAAGTCCGAGGCGGTCACCAGGCGAACTTCATCCGTCTTATTCACAACATGGAGACGAAACAAGATCTTCTCTTTTTCCCAACCCTCGCTGTCCGCCGGCATTACGATAGGAAGAAGACCAACGCGGTCGGCCAACATTTCATTGGACATTGGTGTGGTATTCTTAAGAATCTTCACATCGGTGGTGGTCCCCGTTTCTGTCATATCGGCACGAAATCCTAGGCAGCTGACCTCCGTTTGAATGGCCCGCCTCAAGGTATTGGCATACGATACGGTGGTGGGATTCAGCTGAAAGGTAATCGTCCTCTTATCTACACGCTTCAGATTCTGAAATACAGTCGCCATGTTGGGACTGCTTTACTACTAATCCCGGCTATTCAATTTTAGGCTGGGGCGCGGCGGCCGCTGCGGCACGTTCAGAAAGTCAAGAAGCAGCCCATGGTTTAGAGGAATGTCCAAGAATATCTGCTTTTACAGTAATCAAGATAAATGGTCAAAGGCATTTATTGAAGAACTATCCAAGACCCCATGGGTTGGTGAGTTTGAATTTATCTGCGCCGACCCTGGTCCGAATCGGCCGCAGCTTCCCAAATGGCTCAAACAAGTTCCGACCCTCGTTATTCAGGGCGAGAAGGAACCAGTAAAGACGGATACGGAAGTGATGAATTGGCTGTATGAACGAAAGATGAGAGAGGTTCCCAAAAAGCCGGCGGCAGCGGGGCAGGCGCTGCCACAACCCGGTGGAGAGCCCGTGTCCTACATTGATAATGAAATGGGGGGATTTGGAAATGCTGGATACAGTTTCCTAGATTCTGATACATCCACGGCCGGCAATGGCGGCGCAACGATTCCTGGCGCCTTCTCCTTCCTCAATGGAAACGCAACGCCCGGTGATCGGCAAAGTCAGAGCATACAGTCTCAACAAGGGCGATCCAAGAAGGAGGCCGCCTTTGATCAGCAACTTGATATGTATAAACAAAGTCGTGATGCGGGAATGCCTAGGGGGCCGATGAGACAGTAGAGGAGGGGGCTCGGGCGGCAGGCCGCGGCCGCGGTCGCTTTGGCGTTTCAACCTAAATAAGTCCCGCAGATACTCATCAATAGAGAGGGAATGGCCGCAAAATCAACACTGGGACTTTTCAACGATAAACTGATCGCCTTTTTTGACGAACTGTCCCAGACATATCCCGAAGAACGGGATATCAAGATGGCCTTGGAGGCGCTCCAAGGGGCTAAGAAAATCAACCCCAAGCTCATCCTGGATCTCTTTATTGAAAACGTCAGCAAGCCTCTTCATGACGATATTTTGGCCGAGAATGACGAGGCAGTGATCGCATATGCCAAGGCGGTTATTAGTACCACCTACAACGATATGCTTTCGGCCCTGATGATCTTTGATAAGCATTGGCCCGATATGTCTGACACCAATCGCAAGGCCATTTGGACGTATCTGAAGGTTCTTGTTCTCTTGGCCGACAAGGCGCGCGCCTAGTTTAAGAAAAGCTTCTTAGAATGATACCATAGAATGTCCGCCACCAGCATATTCAATACGAAGTACAATGAGTTCGCCCGAGATTTGCAGACTGCCTGTCCCGAGCTAACTGAAGCCATTGAGCGCTCCCTGTGTTTTAGCTTTGGGGATCGCCTAGATATTTTCAAGGAGTATGTTCTTCCGCACTGTTCTCCATCGAGGGGTTCCGATACGGCGCCTGCTTACGTATTACCCGGTGTAAAGATGCCCCAGGAGATTTGGGAGACTCTATCGGATAAGTCCAAGAAGGCCATTCAAGAATACCTGACAATCCTCTCTTTCACATATCTTCTGGATTACGGATCGGCCGCTGATATGTCTGGTAATGGCTTCTCTTCGTCCTGGGCCAATAAGATGATGAATGACATGAAGGAAAAGATGGACTCCTTTGATTTCAAGGGCATCGCTGAGAAAATCGCTGGTCTCTTTGGCTCGGCCGCCGCCGATGGAAAGGGCATTCCCCAGATTCCTGAGAAGTTTCTCAAAGGTCAGATCGCCAAGTTGGCCGAGGAGATTGTGAAAGAGTTCAGGATGGAGGATTTCGGAATTGACCCCGCCGAGATTGAGGCGGCGGGCAATGATCCCACGAAGGCGCTCAATATCATCACTGAAATGTTCACGAAGAATCCGCAGATTCTCCAGGGAACGATCCAGAAGCTGGGGAAGCGCCTTCAGGAGAAGATTCAATCAGGGGCCCTGCGTCCCCAGGAGTTGGTCGCCGAGGCGGAGGAGCTCATGAAGACCTTTAGCGAGAATCAGGAGTTCGTTCAGCTGATGGAGTCGTTCCGCCGCGCCTTCAGTTTTGAAGGTATGGAGGGCAGCCGTGGGGCTCGTGATAGTAAAGACCGTCTATCTATTGTGCGAGAGCGCCTTAAGAAGAAGCTTGATGCGAAGAAGGCGGCGGCGGGGACAGGAGGCGCAAGCGCAAGCGGAAAGAAGTAAAACGAGAATTAGGTTAGAGATGGGTCTACTCTGTGATCCATATGTTTGGGAAGACCCTAGATATCTTTTTCGCACCACCTGGTTGCACCGGCATGAACACCGCAAACGTGGAGTATGTGCCAGTGAGCTTATTAATGAGATAGTCTTTATCTATTTATTCGCTCTAATCATTGGTTTTCTGGCCTCTTCCGCCCTGAAGGGCGCCCCCATGGTTGCTGGTCTCGTAGCAACGGTCTATCTCATTCCGACATTCATGAAGCTTCGTAATGTGGAGGCCTTTCGTATCCAGTTTATCGGTTCTGAATCCGTTGCCGAGGACAGTGATGATCCCGATGAATTATACCAGGCGGGGCTGGTTGCCAATGCCAGTCCCAGCGAGGGCTTCGTGGTAAGTCAACCAGTCCCCGATTTCAACGACACGGGTGTGGTAGGAGCTCCCGCAAATCCGTTAAATAATGTATTGGTAAGTGAAATTAAATACGCCCCGACACGAGCTGCGGCCCCTGATATCACCACAAAGGACTCAAAAATCGCCATGGACGACTTCTTCCGAGTTCAGTGGTACAGCGACCCCACGGATGTCTTTGGCAAATCACAGAGTCAGCGTGAATTCATAACGCAGCCGTCTACGACCATTCCTAATGACCAAGGGAGTTATCAGGATTGGCTCTATAAGATTCCAGGCAAGACCTGTAAGGAGGGCAACGCGGCGGCGTGCTACGGTGGTACCAATGGGGCACAGATGCCTTGGCTCAATTTGTAAGTGGTTTGGTGGTAAGTTTAGCAGGACGACATGAAAATTTTTTTAATGTCTTCCCCCGGGTTTGTAGGACTGATTTTACACAGATGCCAATGGCGGCCGATTCCCGCTGGGCGGCGGCACCACGCGCCCCTTTACGAAGCTTCACGGTCTTACGTACTTTTTTTATACAGGAGCAGAGTTTCTTTGCTAACGAAGGTGCCGCCATCTAACTTTAGCAGCCAACAAAAACTACACGAGGTTAGAAGGATGGACATTAATCGTCTAACACATACACGTGACGATGCCTGTGGTATCTCGTCCTACTACTCCCAAAGTGTTGGAGTAGGTCAATATTATCTTACAAACCTTGTCCCCGATGCTCACAGAGTTAACCCTCTTTCCATTGACAGTGTCCTCATCTACCCCAAGGAGGGCTACGGAGCGAACAATGCGCAGATTGATGCGGAGTCGGTCCTGAAGAATCAGCCTGAGTACAAGAATAACCGCTGTATTATTCGTGCCCAGGCTCGTCCCTTCTTGACGGTGCCCTTTATGGGTACTGGTCGTGGAAACTCGGACGTGGAGTCGCTTCTCATCCATTCGGAGCAGGTAAGACAGGGCAAGGAGTGCGGCACGGTCACCGAGCAGTCGTTTGACGGCGTGTTTGAGCCGCTCATTAAGAATGTCCGTGAAAATATCCAGAATCCTCAGCACTTGGTGACAGAGGTTGCGGCCAAGGGCTGGGTGCGTGGTGGTATCCCCAGCAGACAGTACCTGCGCGATGTGAACTGCTAAGCCGCCCCGCCGCCGCCCCGCCGCCGCCCCGTGAACTGCTAAGCACACCCTTTTACACAAACCAAGATTTCATCCTGCTGAAAGAATCATTCCTTCCAACAGAATGCAGACCCCTGAGCCCCATCCTTGGGAAAAACGAGAAAACCCCCAGACCTATGAAATTATGCCCTCTTACGGAGAACACCCCAAACCCACCCAACATGTTCTTGGCATAGTTGGAGGAAACGAAGTCCCCTACCGCAATCGCCTCATCCAGGTGGAAACCGAATCAGAACTCAGGGGCATTACTCGCCCCAACACCTTCTGTCCTTCCAGAAAATATCAACCCCTCCCTGACAATATAACCGAAATCTATCGCAATACCACAAAGGGAAACGTGTCCATACCTATTGCAACGGCGCCCCTTAATACCTCTCAGTTCTGGGCATATCCGGCAACACTTGCTCCAGAGAAATTCTCTATTGAAACATGCGCACGACCTGAAAAATACTAAGGTGGGTTAGAGGAGGAAAGATGTGCTCTATCAATCCAAAACAGACAGCACTTACACGCTCCAGATCGGATGATATACACCAAGCCGACGACCAGCGCATTTCAACCTATGCCGGCCGCTACGCCTTTGTCCCCTTCCGCAACTGCTTTGAATCCTTTCCCGTGAACGCTACGACCCGCCTCCAAGAGTCTGGCGCTAGCTGGGTCTCAGGGAAGTGGCGCACCGAGGTGGAATCGGACCTTAAGGGTGTGGGCCGCCCCCCAAGCCGCTGGCGTGAAGACAAGCTCTTATATGATCCCCGTACAAATGCCATGAATCTCGCCGGCACCACAAACGGCAAGGATGAGAACTTCCCCCTGAATTTCAATCGTCTCACCAACCCCCCGTGTACTCTGCGAACAACAGGATGGAATCGCTGGCAACCCCTTTTTCACAATCCCCAGACGGCCTTTGAAACCCCCTTTGACCATTTCATCCCCAGCCGTGATATTGATAAGTTCAGATTCAGAACCCACCAGATGCCTGATACGAATTTCACAAAGGATACCATACGACAGGAGCAGCAACACAGGGAGATGGCCTAAAAATTGTTAATAGTATGACAAAAATCACCGTTCTTATTAAACATTGATTTTTGTGATTACTGGTTAGTATGGAGATAGCAGCTCTAGCCATTTTAGGTTCAGCTGGCTATTTACTAGCACAGCAGACAACTCCTAAACCCGCATATCCTCTGAAAAATAGGCAAAGTCCTGTGGTGCGAGCAGCTATACAGAGAAAGGAGCCTTTTGACGGTGGTATGGTAAGCGACAAAAGGCCCGTCAATACTGTCGCCACCAGTCTGAGAGGACCCAATCCAGAATTGGATATCCGCTACAATGATCTTATGGGAACCGCTCCTCCTCCATCTGAGCCAAATCCTACCAATGTCCCTACCTATACATCCGGCGGTCGGCTGAGCATTCATCATCCATCGGTTTCCTATGCCTTCTCCACGCCCGCTCCCATCGCAACCGCGACCGCCGATGTAATGATGAATGCTGGAGGGGTGGAGGCGACCCCCAACTATATTGAGGGCGACTTCATGACGAGCCAGCTCACAGGACAGCAAATGAAGACAAGCGAATTTGTTCATAATAACATGCAGCCTTTCTTTGGAAGCCGCGTTCGCCAAAATGTGGGCGCCGACGCCAACGTGGGTCGCCTAGATCGCTACACAGGCGCTGGCTCTACTGATATCAGGAAGCAGGAGGTGGAGCAGATGTTTGATAACACCCAGCAGCCCTTTGGCAATGTCTATGGTCTGGAGGACGCCTCGGAATTCATCCAGGGTCGTATTAATGACCCCCGCTCTCGTGATGGTGAGCGCCCCTTTGAACAGGTTCGGGTTGCCCCTGGTGTCGGCGAGGGATTTAGCGCAACCGGCAAGGGCGGCTTCCAACAGTTTGAGGTGAATCAGGTCATGATTGACAGTATTAAGCGCACCGACGATCTGCGAGTTGCCGATAACCCTAAACTCAGCTATACCACCCCCGTCGTGCCTGGCCAACAGTTTATTGGAAAGTCTATGGAAGATCCTGGTGAGGTGCGCAAGTATCGCCCTGATACCTTCTATGTTGATGAGACTGGTGAGCGCTTTGGCCCTGGAGGACAGGACTCCTACCAAAAGGAGACGACCCGCCCCATTCAAATTATGCCCTACACCACACGTCCCGAGACCAGCGTGGAATACAAGGGTCCTGGCGCCAGTCAGGAGGCCGGCCTCAACTACGTGGTGGGTAGCTATCGCACCCCCATGCACGAGCAGTTTGGTGGGGCTGGCTACCGAAATGCCGATGGCAGTGGCTATTTCAAGCAGGGTGCGGCCGATGATTACGGAAAGTCAGGATACGAAATCCGCCCCAATGAGCGATTCTTCACGAGCGACCGATCGCAGGGTCTGAATTTGAGCCCCGCGGAGGCAGGGGCGGTGACCACTCACTACGAGGATGAGTCCCGCCCCACTCGTCGTGGTGAGACCATCGGCAATATCCAACAGGCGGGCGTGCCCACAGGATATGCGAACTCGGCCCCGTCGATAACTGTCTGGGATCCCAATGATATCGCCAGAACTACAATCAAGGAGGGCACCATCGTCCTGGATCGTTTCGGTGTCGCCGCCCCCGCCGATGGCCCTACTCGCATCACGGTGTATGATCCCAATGATATCGCCAGACCCACGCAAAAGGCGCAGATCTCTGCCAAATCTGCCTACACGGGTGGCCCCAAGGCGGCGGCCGAGCGCCACATGAATCACACCTTCGCCTACAACATGCGCCTCAACCCGAACAAGCAGCAGATCGCCAAACGACCTGCGCTGGGTGGCGGCAATATCCAGCTCTTCCACGGCGACGAGCCCAATGTCACCTTCCGCAAACTGGACACCGATATCATCAACGACAGGGCTCTGGCCGTGAATCGCTCACTGGACTACGGCCCAGGCGCCGCCGACATTGGCCGCGTCAAGTATCGCTCGGTTCTCAAGCTGGACGTCCCCACGGAGCGCAACCAGCGTGAAATCATTTCGGCCACGGAAAACAATCCTCTCATGCAAAGCATCCATAAAAACGCCGAGCATGACGCAAGACTCGCCCAGCAAATTTACTCATAAGGAAGTAAGGGTTCTTCCACTCCAGAAATGGAGTAAATCATATCATCCACCCTTTTACACATATCTTCGGGCACGTAGGGACGCATAGCATTCCAGCTCCGAACAATCCGCACAATGCGTGGCCTATCTTGTTCCACGATGGCGTCCACTAAAGATGTATATATACGCTGAACTTCATCGTCTATATTTTTCTTTGAAAAGACATTCGGTATACTGAAAATGGCACCCATTATCCCTTTTACACAAAACAGGTTTAAATTACAGGACTGGGTAAAAGGTAATGCCTCAACCTGCTTGGCTTATCTATGGACCGCCAGGATGCGGGAAGACCACATGGATATTGGCGCAAGTCAAACAGGCAAAGTGTAAGCTCTATCATTGGAATGCGAGAACGGACAGGACTCTGCGAGAGGGGCGGGAAACTCTCCATAGACAGGTGCGTAGTCAAGAGCCGCTCTATGTGTGGATTGAAGGTGCGGATGATTTGACGCCAGAGGCGCAGGCGTTTTTGCGGCGAATTCTGGAAACGGTGTCGGTATCGGTGCAGTGTATTCTGGAATGCCGAGATCCCCAGAGAATCACGCCGGCCATTCAGAGTCGGTGTGAATGGAAACAGTGTTCTTTCAAGGGCTCGTATCGCAAGGAGAAACAACTTAGTATTGTTGGTCGGCCCGAGCAGGTTGCCGCCCAGGAGACTTGTAGGGGGGCCTTTCAGGCGGCAGAGCAGCCAATTGATTTACTCAAAGGGTATTTGAAAGAGGATGTTTGGCCCCAGGCTCTTGTGGCTTTGAAAGCAGTTGGAGGAGGCTCCAGCCCGTGGGCGTATCTCTATCATTTGAAGGCGGTTGCCGGCGACGCTCCTGCGGATAGAACAGGGACAATCCAATCGGCGGAATCGTAGAATGGATGCGCCAGAAATCTCAGTGTATGGTGAAGCAAAGGGGGAATACACGCGCCAGCTGTGTGTATTCTTAATTCCCTGCTTGGAAACATACTTCCTGGAACTTTTGAAAGAGGCAAAGGAACAAAGCACCAATCCTCAAAAGGATTTGTGGAACTTCCAGAGTCTTCTTCAATCTATCCCGGATTGGAATCAGGACAAGGTTCTTCGTGAAACAGATAAGATTCAGAAGGATTGTCGCTGTGATTACCTGGAAGAACTACTAACGGCGGTTTTCATTGCGCACACCAAGGTTTTATCGGCCATTCGTTTGACAACGAAGCAGAAGAAGCTCCAGATAACAATTCCGAAGGTGGACCATTTCATCCACAGAGTTCTGTCAGAATGCGCTCGTTCCTTATGGACGAACGCTTTCTTGTTCGCTGAGACCAACAGTATTGAGAAGCAAAAGAATCTTCGTCAGGTGTCGGCCCTTATCCAGGATTCTATTCAACAGGCAATCCGTGGTCTTTTACCGGTGAAGTCTATATTGCGTGAGTATCTCCATGAGGAGGACGATGATAAAGAGGAGGAAGAGAAGGAGGATATCCTACTTCCCGTTGTTGCGGCTAGAGCCGTGGAAACCCCTGCGGCTGCCGCTGAGGCTGCGGCTGTGGCTGTGGCTGCGGCAGAGGGAGAGGCGGAGGCTGCGCCTGAGGCTGTGGCTGCCGCTGATGCTGAGGCTGTGGCTGCGCCTGAGGTGGTTGCGGAGACTATTGCCGAAGCTATCACCGTTTCTGAGGCAGTCCCAGAGGCAGTCCCAGAGGCAGTCCCAGAGGTAGCCCCAGAGGCAGCACCAGAGGCAGTCCCTGAGGCAGCACCAGAGGTAGCCTCCGCCCAACCCATGATATTTATTGATACAAAGCCATCGGTCAGCTTTTCCGAAGAGAATGTATTCTTTGATTCGGATCAGATACAAGAAGTCGGCGATCTCCCATTTGCCGATGATGAAGAGGAATCTGATATTGAAAGTATCAACATAACGGACGAAATTCTTCCGATTGACGTGGATGAATTGCCCGCATAAACGAGCCCTGCGTTCTTTTGAATGCTTGATTAAGAAGTTTGCTGTTAGAATGGATTACACTAACCCTGGGTTTTGGATAGCTCTTATGGTGGGTGGTTCTCTTGCCGCACTTCTAAGTGCCTTTCACCAATATACATCCACGAAGTCCAAAGAATCATTCCGCTATCGGGCCGTCTTCAGAGACTTTTGTATTGGGGCCTTCTTAACGGCCGCCGTGTATATGTTCCTTCCGGAATCCATTACCAAATGGATATCGGAAACACTTCCTCTTCAATCTGTAAAGCTAGAACAATCCGGTGGGTCTGTTCTCTCGTCTGATATTGAACTACAAGTCGGCCCCGCCCGCTTCTAGCAAAACAGTGGATAGACTGTTTCCCAGTCTCCAACACTCCCTGCCGCAATCTTGTATTTACTGAAAATATCTTTAAAAATCTGTTCCTGGGGCTTTGCCCCATGAACATGTGCCGCAATGTGTGAATAGAGGTCAAAATCAGGGAATCGCTCTGATCCATCCTCTTCTTGTAAAACATTACGCCCATTATCATCAATGAGCCACGACCACAATAGATTCCAAAGAGGTGATTCTGTCTCGCGAATTTCCCAGCTACCCTCCTTGCTTAGAAGAGGCGCATCCAGAATTTCCGTCGGCGTTTCATCATATAATGACTCAATAATGCTAACTGAATAACGGGAAAGATCAAAGGAAGGATTGGGATATATGGTCGGCTCTTTGGAGTTGGCAATGGAGTCAAAATTGTATTGACCTTCGGCATCTCCCCCACGATTGTAATCATCACTTATATACCATGTATCTTTCAAACGGAATATGGAGCGGCCGAAATCAATTATACAAAGAATCTTCCCAAACGTCGGCACCTTCCATACCACGCCGTCCCGTGTTTTATAGAAAATCCAGCTTTCTTCCGTGGTTTTCCATACAATGTTATTTGTGTGTAAATCATTGTGAGTAAATCCGAGAACGGCTTGGGCGGCACACAGAGCCGCAATAATCTGAAAGGTCCACGCCGTCCATTTATCTTCCCAGTCAGGCTCATGATCTTCCTCTAACAAATCGTCCAGAACTCCCTCCATTTCTTCCTGAAAAATCAACATTACAGGATACTTTGGCAATTCAATATATACGGATAAATCCTCCTCTTCTTCGTCTTCTTCCTCTTCAGCATCGGCCTCAGCCTCGTCGGACTCGGCCTCCCCTTGTTCGCTGAGAGACTGCATACTTTCCAACTCCACCAGAGTTCCCTCCACTCCTGACAAATCTAGGCACTGAAGACTTATATGACTACGCTCACTTCTTCTGCTGGATGGAGTTGAATAACTGAATTCTATAGTCTTTACCGACGTAGGAGTATCACAAATCCAATGCTCCTCCTCATCCGAGTTTTCATTCAAGACCTTTAAGGAAAAGAGCCCCTCCTTCTTTCGCTCCCAGAATGCCTTGTATCGTCTGTAGGATTCAAATTCCGTTGTAATATTGTAATTATAGGTATCGGCTACCGCTTGAAATCCGCCATAAAAAAGACAAAAATGGGGACTCAGACCTCGTTCGCGAAGTTGTCCCAGCAAATAGTTGGCCATACTGTCAATAAAGGCCTGATTCATCGGATTCTTTAGTTTATCAGCGATACGTCGTTCCCCTTTTACAGGGTCCAAGTAATACTTTTGAATGGTGCGAATTGGATCTAGTAAATGTGCCACCTTACAAAATGCCTTCCTCCTTTTCTTGCCAACTGTCTCTATAACACAAGACCCACTTCCTTCAAATTCCACCAGGCGAGCAAAGAGTTCATCTGAGTGAATCTGCCCCTCTGAATCAGGCATCTTTCCAAAGAATCGTTCCAGGATGGGTGTAAGAGAGGATACTTGACTATATCCCTTGATCTTTGGAGCAGCTGAATACTTCCTCCATGGAGGAAGACTTACAGGAATATTCTGGGTTAAACAGGGATCCATTCTACACCCCTCGTCGGGTTTACACGATGCTTCGTGGCCGCACAGAGCGTAGCCGCAGGCCCTATAATTTCCTTTCCTCTTAATACAAAATGACTGACAATGCCGCAGCATTAAATGTAGGTATCCGGAAGTTTGACATGAAAATGATACCTCAAGACGCGGTCTGTGTTTTTATAGGACGCAGGCGAACAGGAAAATCAACACTTGTCCGAGATCTCCTCTTTCACCATCAAGAAATGCCTCTGGGAACCGTTATTAGCGGTACCGAGGAGTCGAACCAGTTTTATAAGAAACTCATTCCGCCCCTCTTTATTCATGGCGACTACAGTCCCGTTATTATTGCCAATTTCTGTAAGCGCCAGAAGATGATTATGGCCAAGGTCCAGAAGGAGATTGAAGCCTACGGTGCTGGTAAGACTGATCCTCGCAGCTTCTTAATCATGGACGACTGTCTCTATGACGACAGCTGGCTCCACGATCGTAATATCCGATATCTCTTTTTGAACGGTCGTTGGCTCAAGGTATTCTTCCTCATTACCATGCAATATCCTCTCGGTATCCCGCCGATGTTGCGCACGAATGTGGACTATTGCTTTATTCTGAGGGAACCCTATGTGACCAACAGGAAACGTATTTTTGATAACTTTGGCAGCGCCTTTCCGTCCTTTGAGTTCTTCTGTCAAGTGATGGATCAATGTACTCAGAATTATGAATGTATCGTTATGAATAACAATTCCCAGTCAAATAAACTGGAGGATACTGTCTTTTGGTATAAGGCGGAGATGCACGGCGAGTTCCGCATTGGCGCTACCGAATTTTGGAATCATGCCATGGCGAATTATAAGGAAAAGGACGGCGAAGAAGGAAATGAATATGATGCCACTGCGGCGAAGCGCTTGAAGGGGCCGCAAATCCAGGTTCGCAAATATCCACAGTAAGTTTTAGATATGAAGGGCGATTTATCAGACATTGTATATGCTCTAATCCTTATAGCCGTTCTCGGATTTCTCCTGGTTGTCCTGGGTCGCCCTTTCTCTGAGGGGTTTGAGTCGGGTCCTCTGCGATGTGATTTGGATTCCCCCTGTCCCGGCCATTTGAAGTGCTTGAATGGATTTTGTGCGGCAACTGAGCCTGTTGGTGTTGTGGAGTCCGATCCCGTTCCTATGCTTCCTGGCGGTGCCCCTCTTCCCTATTTTTCGTAAACCTGTCCTACAAGGTAGAATGAAGAAGTTCAGTATGAAGACAGTTACATGGTACGGGCTCATCGCATTATTTTTGGCCATTGCGCTTCTTCCTCTTCTGAGGGGTGCGGCTCCTCAATACTTTCCGAACGTGTCAGGATTTCGTGATCTTGATTGCCAGGGTGTGACCTGCCCCGAGGGACAGTTCTGCGCCCAGGATAAGAAGTGCGTGAATATCGCAACTCGCTACCCGAACGCGGTCCCCACTGGTGATGTTTAAAATCATTATATGATTCAAAGAATCCTTAAATGATTTACTCAGATGACTTCTTTCTACTCAGGAAGACATCGGTTGGCTCATTGAACATTCCGCTGTAGCTGGTCTCCACCGTGGGTGTGGGCTCTGCTGCTGCTGCTGCCGTGGGCTCTACCGTGATTCCCATTGCCGGCTTCTTTGTTGCGGCTTCCACACGGCTCTTCTTCTGCTCGTTGTAAAAGACATCGCGATTCTCCTCGTTCTCACGATACTTCTTCATGAGGTTATTCAGCTCATCGTTGGCGTATTCCGAGTCCGTCACCTTGTTGGGGTCGGGCTCCCACGCCATCCACTTACCGACAGCGCCCAGGTAGATATTGAAATTGGGGTCCGCCTTCTGAAGACGCTTCGCACGAATCTGCGCCTCACCCTCCGAAGCAAACACCCCTCGCACCTTGATTCCACGAATGGTTGTCCGATACTCGTTCATCTTGAAGAACTCCTCCTCCAGCTTTCCGCCATTCTTGAAGACGAAGGTGTCATAGTCCTCCTGGAGCGTAGACTCCTTGATTTCGCCAGTTGTCTTGCGAACATACTGCTGGAACTCCTCCACAAGATGATCCACACGAAGAAGATTCTTACGGATTTCCGAAGAGGCATCGGCACCAGAGAGATCCTTCACGCCCGGCATACAGTCAATCTTACCGGCAAGCGCCTCCAACTTGGAATTCACAGAATTCACCTGCTCGGCCAACCATGCCTCCAACTTGCTCGTCTTCCACTGGACGCCATAATCCTTGACGAACTGCTGAAACATATAGATATCCTTGTTCTTCAGGATTTTCTCTGGACTCAAAAAACTGAGAAGAACAATCTTCTGGCTCGTGAGCTCAGGGTCCTCCGTCAAATAATCCTCAACGTCCTCCGCAGGCTGTGTCATTCTAGTCTGTAAATCGGCACCCTTTTAAACTCTTCCATTCAAGCGCATCCAGTAAAAAATCTGGGAAAAGAATATAGATAAGATGGACGTTAACGATCTTCTGACCCGTATCATCAAGTATGTTGTTGAGGGCGTCGCCGTTGCCCTGGCCCTCGTCTTCATCCCCCGGAAGTCCCTCCCCCTTGATGAGATCCTCACGGTGACCATCGCCGCCGCGGCTGTCTTCGCCGTGCTGGACATCTTCTCGCCCAGCGTGGGTGTCACGGCCCGCCAGGGTGCCGGCTTCGGTATCGGCGCCCGCCTGGTCGGTTTCCCCGCGTAAATTTATGATATAACTAGCTCACGAACATTCAAATAGTGCCACCTACAGAGAGCCTCGTAGGTGTCGCCGCCACCTACACAGACCTGTCCTGTTTTCGTCCCTTTGAGAGCCGAAAACAATCCAGGGGTCTCCTTGCCCTCAGAAGCACACCTTTTACACAGAGCTGTTAGTTTCGTAATCGTGTCCGCAATAGGTACTAGGGTCAGGACTTCGCCAAAGGGCATTCTATCGGAATCGCCGTCCAGTCCTATAACAATTACCTTCTTCTTATCTACCTCCACCATTCGCTTTACCATATGATATAGTCCCTGGAAGAACTGGGCCTCCTCAATAATAACAAGCTCTGCCTGGTGATATTCCGTCAAGGTCAGGGCTTCGCGAAGATCCTTGAGACCCGTCGCCCGCCTCCCATCGTTGTCATGTGTCTTTATAACACAACCACTCATATCATAACGGGTATCCATGATACTTGTTATGATAATTATCTTGCGACCGAGCACTTCCGCTCTCCTGATGCGCTGAAGAGCAGCCGACGATTTTCCAGCAAACATGGGTCCGATAATAAGTTCAAGACTCATTGGGACCCCCTTTTACACAGGCGCCAGGGCCAATTTTTACGATTTTCTAATCATATACTGCGCAGATACTGCCAATGTAGGTCCTCACAAATCTTCTCCCAGATCTTATCCTGGTTATACAGCTTGTCTCGGTTCTTCAAAAGAGGAAAACACTGGAGATAATCATCGAGCTCCAGAAGCTCGCAGAACTTATACAAGACATAGGAATATGACAAGAAATTACTGCGATTCTTAGGACAGTGCTTCACAAAGGAGCTCTGGATTTCCTTAAACATATAGCGCAACTTCTCCTCTATTTCACGAGACATGACTGGTGCCGTCTTGCCATTGATACGATTCAGAATATAGGGAACGTGCTCATAAAAATTCGTGTGTTTGAGCTTCTTGAGAATCTCACGAATTTTGGCCGGCTTGACCGACTCCGTATTGGAGATTCGCTCCTTCTTGAGTTCGTCCATAATGGCATCAAAGACCTCCTCAGGAATTTCCGTGCTTTCCTTGGCCTGGAATTGGGCCAACCATTCGTTGAAGTGATTGATGCGTTTATACGCATAATAGGTCACCTCACGAGGAGGGTCTTTATAACTGGGTTTATCACTATCAATTAATACGAACTCCTGATATCCACAGCCCCCGCAGAAGAAGAGAGCCTCGTTAATACTGAACGTCATCTCCCTATCACACCTCTCACACATACCATTGGGGTCTTCTAGACTTGCCGACACGGCACGGGCGTGTTCAGGATCAACCTTCAGCAAATATTTTTCCAGCAAAACTTCACGACCCTCCTCTTTTGGCCCCCTCTTTGGTTCTGGTGGAGGCCCACGGCTCGTATCTCCATCTTGGAGAGCGGCCAATACACTTCCAGGTTTCGCCTTCACCGCCCTAGAACTGGAATCGCCCTTTTGAATCTTATCCTGTAAATCGTAGTATTTATATAATAAATCCCCAGTCTCAAAGAAATAGTCATAAATTGGCTTATTATCTGTCCATTCATCCCTCTTTTTCTTATATAATTCAAGTTCATCCTCCAACTTTGTCTTTAACACAACATCATTACACTCTTCTATTGTTTTGGTTAGGGTCTCAATGGTATCTTGTATGAAGCCCATATCCCCCTTTTCTTTCTGTAAATTCGCCATTTGGATTTGGTGGAGATTATCAAGGGTGGTTCTGGCCTCTGGAGTGCTTCGCTTTGTCTGTTTTATATTAAAGTATGCCCTTTCTGTCATCTGTGCTAAGCACGGTGTGAAGTTTAAGTGGTAGTCAAAAGTTGATATGATACCATTGTCTAAAAGGAGCCATGCGATATACACAAGAATTACTTGATAGTATATTGATGGAAGGTGGGGCGACTGTGTTAGAGGAGTATACACGGTATAATCAAAGAATGTACGTGAAGTTTCGTTGTAAGTGTGGTTCCGATACGACGAAACGGTTTGAGATGTTGAATCTTTATAGACTTCCGTATTGTGAGAGTTGTAGTCTCAAGATAAAAGAAGAACATAAACAAACAACAAATCTAAAAAAATATGGTGTAACCAATACGGGATCTCTTAAAGAAGTTAAAGAAAAAATATTCAATACCTATCAAGAAAGATTTGGAGGACATCCCAAAAAGACAAAAGAAGTTCAAGACAAATGGAAAGAAACATGTCTTGAAAAATATGGAGGACATCCAAATCAAAATGTAGAGGTTCAGGCGAAATCAGAAGCAACCTGCTATAAATACAAAGAATATATGATGCCGAGTGGAAATATTGTAAAGTATCAGGGATATGAAAATTTAGCGCTTGATGAACTTATTCTGAAATATGAAGAAGAGGATATAATTGTTGGAAGAAAGAATATACCAACAGTGGAATATCATATTGGTGATATAAAGCATGTATATTTCCCTGATATATATATTAAATCTGAGAATAAAATTATAGAGATTAAGTCCGAATGGACCATAAAGTTAGCCAGAGGGAATATTCAAGAAAAGGCTGAAGCAACCGTAAAAGCTGGTTATAAATACGAAATATGGGTTTATAACGATAAAAAGGTAAAGCTTCGCACGATAGTCTATTAATCCCTTTGTCCTGAGGGCCAAGAAGAACCATTGCCATTAAGTAGGAAGTCCCCGGCAGGATTT